CCCGATTTTGCAGCTTGTGTGGCTGACAACAAAGACAAGGATAACCCGGAAGCGTTCTGCGCGTGGCTTGAACATGATACTACGGGTAAATGGCCTTCAGAGCATTCGATGGCGGAAGCCACGGCAGGTAAACTGCGGAACCTGGTCAACGTTCCGATATTCGCTTGTGGCGAGTGGACGGACAGCGGCGGCCATAAAGAGAAGTTCGACACTAAGAAGCTGGCCGCGATGGTCAAGAATTTCGTAAGTGGAGCGAAGTTAAAACTAGGTCATTCAAAGGATGCATTTAATGAAAAGATTGCTCAGGCGCTAGGAGTTCCCTTAGAAATGGTCACGGGGGAGCGAGGAACTGGCCAGGGCGCGGTCGGTCTGGGCAAGATGTCAGCAATTCGTATGATGGGAGACACGTTATATGCCGACTTCCGCGATGTGCCAGAGAAGATCGTTAATCTCATTCAGGACGGTCTTTATACGAGCGTGTCTGCGGAATTATCGACACAGCAAGACGGGACCTATGCCGTAGAGAGAGTGTCACTGTTGGGGTATCAGAGTCCAGCAGTCGCGGTTCTTGATAACCGGCTAAAGGAAGCGCGGGTTTACAGCTTTTCGAAGATGGAACAGCCAACGGTTAACGACGTGCATCCTGTCAACGAAGTAATCGGTACTAAAAAGAAAAAGGAGGCTAATATGCCAAACGACAAAGATAATGCCACCGCCGTTGCGGAACCAGGTAATAACATGGCCGAACCAAGCCAGAATGTTATCGGTATCATCGCCGAGGCTTGCGGACTCCAGGAAGGCGCAACAATCGAGCAGATAGTCAACGCTATCGCTGCGATGAAGTCACAGTCTGGCCCTGGCGGTTCCGCCCGTGCGGCTACCGGCCCGCAGATGGAAGAGCTGCAAGGGAAGATCAAGGAAGTCACAGCCAATTTCGAGTCAGCAGACAAGAAGGCTAAGACGCTGGAGGCTGCTGTCGTCGAACTCCAGAAAGACAAGTTAATCATGTCTTTCGAGACGAAAAAGAAAGACTGGCTGATGTTCATCAAACCGGAGGAGATGGACAAAGAGATCGCAAACCTCGTGGCTCTCCCAGAGGCCCAGCGTAATCTTATTGTCGCCACGTATGACAACACCGCCAAGGCCATCAAAGACACCAAAATATTCGAGCAGGTGGGCCATAGCTATGCTGAGACGGCCAACGTAGCCATCCATCCATTCGATGTAGCAGTGCGTAAATACGCCAGCGACAACAAAGTCACCTGGCCATTTGCACTCTTGAAGATGAAAGAGACGGACGGCAAGGGGTACGAGGAGTTCATGCAGTGGGCCGAGCACGTCGATCAATTCAGGACGTTCAATGCGATGAACAAGGAAACTCAGTCTTACGTGGCACCAAAATAAGTAAAAATCTATAAAGGAGGCTTAATCACATGCCTATTGGAAGTGAAAATTATCAACAGCTGATTGGTTACGGTACTCTTACCGACCTCAGCACAAAGCAATTCTACGCTGTGAAGATGGACACAGCGAATGATCGAACAGTCACAGCCATCACCGGTGTAACCGATAGGCCCATTGGTATATTGCAGGATGACCCCAAAGGAACCGCCACGCTCAAAGTGGCTGCCAACGTTGCAGTTGAAGGCCCGTGCAAGGCGATAGCCGGTTCCGGCGGATGGACAAGGGGCCAACGGTTGGGGGTCGATTCAACCGGCAAGCTGGTAGCGATAACTGAGGCTATCGCCACTAACGACGATGCCTTCACAATCGCTTGGGCGATAGATACTGCGAGTGCAAATGACATTGCCTGGGTGTGGGTAGTGCATCCGTACCTATCAAACTACCAGTAAACGATAGATAAACTTTTGAAAGGGGGCAACTAAAATGCCGCAACCAACTGTAAGTCAAGTACATCCTATAAACCCGATACAAACACAGCTCAGTATCACTGGGCGTAACATGAAGTATGCCGCTGAGAAAATTGCTCCGTTCGTTAAGTGTGATCAGAAGACCGGCACATATTTCATCTACTCGGTAGACTACTGGCTGCGCAAGCCGCCAAGTGGACTACATGCCTATGGCACGCCATACCAACAGGTGGGATATGGCGTCACAAATGGAACCTTCAACTGCCAGGAGTTCGGCTTCCAGAAGTTCCTTTCTGATGCAGAGAGGAAGGCTTCACAGACACCGGAAGATTTGCAACTCAAGGATACCCAATACGTGACCAATATGATGCAACTGGACATCGAGTCCGCAGTTGCATCAAAGCTCTGGACAACGAGTGTATGGGGGACTGATAAGACAGGCGGTACCGACTTCACGATGTGGGACGATTATGCCGACAGTGACCCGATCCACGACATTAAGGCCGGACGCATGGCTATCAAGCGCAGAGTCGGCATATTCCCGAACACACTTATGCTCGGCGTTTCAGCCTTCGAGCAGTTGATCGAGCACCCGTTACTGCTTGATAAGTTCAAGTACACCATGAAGGGTATTCTGACTGAGGACTTGCTCGCCGACGTATTCAAGGTCGAGGAAGTCATATCGGCAGATGCCAGTTACATAAGCTCGGCGGAAGGCCAAAGCACTATCGTTGGCGCTGACATCTGGGGGCCGAGTGCGTTGCTGCTTTGCCGCAACAACCCAACTCTGGGTGTAGCCAACGGCGCATATACCTTCATCTGGGATGAGGTCGGGAACTTCCCTTGGGCAGTTCAGACCTACCGCGACGAAGGGTATAGAGGAAATCAGACCCGATGCTTCACGCACCGCGACACAGAAGTAGTCTCGTCAATTCACGGCTACTTCATGTCCGGCGTCGTTAACGCACTATAGTGCGAGAAATAAAGAAGGAGGAGCTAATATGCCAAGTTTTAGAGTAGTAAAGAGCGATGGTTTCAAGTTTGCAGGGCAACAGTATGATCGGGGCGCGGTAATCGAGATTCCAGAGGGGCACCCGCGCCTCGAAATGCTAAAGAACGCCGGATATATCTCTTACAACGCTGGCGATACCACGCCTACCCCAAGGGAGCCATCGCAGCCAAAACCCAAACAGCAACGAAGACGCAAAAAAAGCGTCAAGACCAAAGAGTAGGGCGTAAGCCCAAAGAGTAGGAGGGAATTAAAATGCCTAGAGTAGTAATACACAGGCGAGACGCAATCAAAGTAGACAAGATATATGTAGACCCTAGCCAAAACCCTTTCGGCAATAGCTGGTGGGCCAATTTCGACACCGGCGCCGCTGGCTATAATGGCACCGATCCGGCAGTTCCGTTTGCCACAAATGCTCTTGCAGTGGCCGCAGCCGCAACAGGAGATGCCATTTACCTGCGTGGCACTGCGTTCAACGAGGCTGTATCAGTAGCAAAAGCCGGACTCAGGTTCATTGGCATGGGCTCAAACCCGAACGAGTGTGTCTGGACAGCTCCGAACGACACAGTGTGCGCTATTATAACAGCGCAAAACGTACTCTTCCGTGGGATTAGGTTTCGCCCGCCAGCTTACAATGCGACAGTCGGTAGTACCTGCAAAGTAGTAAACGGCACAGGGACAATGACCGGTTCGCCTGTGACTCTCGCTCTCGGCGCCAATACGCCGACCATCACAGTAGCAGGTACGTTTACTGTCACACTCCCGTACGGATGCACAGCGACGGTCGCGACAGGCGGCTGGACAGTGACCGGTTCCCCCGTAGCTTGTGCTGCTGGCACGTCAACATCGTTCACAGCTGAGGCTGGCGGTAGTAGTACAGTTACTATAACTGTGACTGCAAACCCTGCGGCAATTCAGCTCGGCGTTGCAACGAATAACGTTGCCGCGTATTGCAGAATTCAGAAATGTCGCTTCCAAGGGAAGACAGGTTCATATATAGCGATATATGCCCCAGTACCGACTGACAATGTGAGAGTTGAGGAGTGTGAGTTCTTCTACCTCAACAACATCACGACTGTTTACGGTACAGCTATCCTTGGAGTGCAAGATGCGAGCTACAACGCGTTCTCGTCTTGGGTAATCCGTGGCAACGAGTTCAAAGCTCCAGTACAAGGTATCAAGCTTGCTGGCCGCGGCTGCATCATCGAGAATAACAACTTCGCGGTCAACGGCCTTCTGGCCGCCGGCACGATGGGTGCCGTCACAGGCTCAGCTGGTAGCAAGAAGATGATTGACCTGCGCGGTAACGGGCATGAGGCCGGATGCAACGACGTACACGGCAACTACCTCGGCGGCGCGTATAATAACACGCTGTATTTCCAGGGGTACTCTGACGACGATTGGTCAGGGAACTTCAACATCGCCGGCATAACGACAGCGTTACCGACGACATAGAGAGTGGAACATGGGAGATAAAATAAAGGTTATCGCTGAAGATGTAGACGGGGCGGAGCTGCGTGCTGAAAAACATGGCCGTTACATACTATCGCACGATAATCACGGGATACAGGCCGCGATTGAGAGTATTGGCGAATGCAAGACTATGTTTCACGGCTTTGGTCCTGGTAAAAAGAAGGCAGAATAAACTACAGAAGGGGCGGTAATCGACTGCCGCCCCTTTTATTAAGGATGTGACAATGAGTACAGTAGCGATCACAGCAATATCTACTAATCAGGATCGGGGCTCTCAAATACAATCTCCAATAACACTCAAGGGCTCTTTCACAGCCAATGACACCAATGATCATGTAATGACGGTTGCCAGTCACGGCAAGAGCAAGATGACCGTCAGCGTCGATAACCCCGCTAACCAAATAGCCACTGTCAAGGTGTATGGCACGCACTTAGCTACTGGTGCTATCGGAGGCACAGGCACGTTCTACCTCAATACGTTCACTGTAGCTGCTGCTAATGCTGACCAGGCTCTTGTGCAAGGCGGCTATGACAGTTATGATGACCCGTTCCCCTGGTATTTGATTGACGTGTCGTATGCCTCATCGCCGACAGATAACCCCGTAACAACTTGCACAGTGTACGTTGATATATCCGCGAATTAAGGGGTGAGCCATGACAGTAGATACATACACCCATTGTAACGCAGCAGACGTATCAACATTCATCGGCGATATCGTGACTAACCGCGTTTTCAGCGGTAGTTCTAGCCCATCTCTTACCGACGTGGAACTCGCTTGTGATATGACCGCTGCACTAATAAACGCATATTTGGCAGAGGAAGGATACCCGCTATATACCGATGCTGTGCTTTTATCCACATATCCGCGCGTAAGACAATATTTGCGGTCTGTCAATATATCTGGGGCTTGTCATCAGATATTACAGGCGGTTCCTGGTATGGCGATAGACCCATCAGATTCAAACGCTCCTAATGCCCGTGCTAATCAATTTAAGGCGCGGTTCGATGCTGGACTGAAGGCGATAAACCACGAATCTCAAATGCTGGACGTTATGGGACTACAACGTCAAGTACGCAGAACTGAGCACATCACAGTTATTCAGCGCACCGATCCAGTAACGGGATACATCAAAGACCCGTTCTTCAAACGTGGCATGACCGATATTCCGGGGAGCCGCAGTCTGGAGAGTCCATAATGACAATCACTACAGTAATGTCAGGAATTGCCAGCGTAGTTAAGACAATAGACGGATATACCGATGATAACGTGTCGGTGAACGACAACAAGGTGCTAAACGCCGCGCCGAAGAAGTGTGTCATTATCTGGCGACAACCAGGACACACCCGCAAAGATATTACACTAGGAAGTCCAAAAACAATCGAGAATACGTGGGTAATCGGCGTGGACATATATTACCTATCGGAAGGCGACCCACAGGCCGTAATGACCAATATCGAAGCGGAAGCCAATGAAATAATGGATGCCCTAGCGGCTTATCAAAACCTGAATGGGACTACAGGAGTTTTGCAAGTAACTGCCGACATGCCGGAAGATTTAAGCAGTATGCGCGTGCAGTCAAGCAATTATTTCCGCCAGCTAGTGCGCGTGCAAGTACGCGAGCATGAGCATATAACAGTGCTTGAGGGGAGCGGCGCGTAATGCCAGCGTTTGAAATCAAAATTACAATGCCAGAGCTCCCAAAGACCATTGCGGCTTTCGAGGCGGAGCCCACACTGCGATTGACCATGATAAACGATACGTTGAGGGCTTGCGACAAGATCCTCACACCCGCGATTAAAGCCGAGACTCCTGTAATATCAGGTAAGCTACAGAAGAGCACTCATCATCGTATTACTTCGTCTGGCGGCGACCAAGTGCTTGAGATCTCGCAGAACGCTAAGACAAAAAGGGGCGTTAGCTACGGCTTCTTCGTCCGTGAAGGCACTAAGCCACATCAAAGGACATCAAGCGCGGGAAAGGTTTTTACACATCCTGGGACAAAACCTAACCATTATCCACAGAGGGCTTATGAAAAGGTGTCGGGAGAAATAGACAAAACAGTATCCAAGATTAACCAAATGACGGCAGAACGGCTAGGGGGCAAATAGATGGCGACGAATCATATTTTATCTCAAAACACCCGAATCTATGTAGACGGTTATGATATCAGCGGCGATGGATCGTCACTGGAAGTCAACGCGGCCTCTGTCATGGCAGACGATTCCACCTTTACTAATACTGGTCGTACTCATAAGAAAGGCATTAAAGACGATTCGCTGAACTATGATGGCTTCTTCGACGACGACGCAGCGCAAGTAGATGCGATATTCGCCGCGCTGCGAGAGGCGGCGGGATCATCTGTTGATATCGTCTCCAACTATCCCGACCTCGACACTGTTGGAAAGACAGGAACTGCCGGACTTATAGAGAATTCTAACTATACAGTCCCTTCAAAGGTCGCAGAACTGGTCTTAATCAAAGGTAACTTTGGCATTGAGGGCGGCCTGATGAAGGTTAGAAGCCTGGGAACGAAAGCAACTATAACTGGCACCACTACCAGCACGGCAGTAGATGACGGTGCCCAATCATTACTTGGGGGAACGTGGTTCATCCATGTGTTTGCGATAGCGTGTTCTGGCGGCAATGCGTGCGCCACCTTTACCCTCCAGGATTCCGCCAACGGATCGGCCTGGCTGACGGTAGGCACTGAAAGCTATAACATAAGCGGCAGCACTCCGACTCAAGCGCTCCACAGCTTCACCGGAACACTTAGGGAATATGTGCGCTTAGTGGTGACTAAGGATTGCACTACCATGAGTATTACTTACCAGGCCGGCTATCATCGCGGATTGAACGACCCGACAAACTAGGGAAATACGCCCGTACAGGGCTTTTATTTCTCAAGAAATATTCAGGAGGTTTCAACCATGACGACAGTACACTATATGAGTACAAATTCAGTATTCACCATCGTGGATACAGCATCGCAGGTAAGGGACATATCCGCCGACCTCACCAGTGTTGACGGACTGCCTGGAGAGCGCGAGATGCAAGACCATACCGCCTTGGGCGATACTGGCCGGAAGCATCTCCCGGGGCTCGACAACGTGACCCTTACGCTGGAGGGCTTTTTCGACGACACGGCCAGCACCGGTTCCGACACCGTATTGGCGGCCTTGCGTGAATACACAACTGCACCGACTGCGTTTGTGTTCTCGCCGGTAGGCACGGGATCCGGCAAGCGCAAGTGGTCGGGCAACTGCTGGGTGTCCGATTACGTTGTCTCGCCGAAAGTAGGCGAACTTGTCCCGTTCAAGGCGACACTGGTTGTCGATGGCACATGCGCAAAAGGGACAAATTAGTTAGTATGCTGTCGTTGGAAGGGGAGGGGTGAAGCTCCTCCATCCCAAACCTTCTGACGATGGCTAAAATAGAGAGGAGCAACATGGAAGCAGAATCGAT